AATCTAATATCGCCAATAAGTCCGATAAGTCCAATGAACCCAAACAGTTTGTTGAATCAACTCACAACTGCCCCGTTAATCCAAATAGAACCTGTAATTGCACCGGAACTGACTGCATTGACAACGACAGAAGCACCAACTACTTCGGTAGCAACCGTACAGGTAAAAGATACTACAACGACACAGGTTATAGATAGACCTAAGATAGAAACAAAGTCTGAAGCTAAACTAGAAATAAAAACACCAGAAGTACCTAAAGGCAAAGAGTTAGTACCTGGCTTTGGATTGGTTATGAGTCTACAGCTTATTAACCAAGCCTATAACATGCAACAAGATCAGATACAAGAAACAATAAAATTAGAACAGGAAAATGAGTATGGACGAATTCAAGACATTACTTTCTCGCTTTACACCGAAACAACTATTGGTGATAGGTTCGATTCTATTAACCGCAGTAGGTGGACCAGTTTACTACGGAATTACCCTCTTCAACGACTTAAACTCTACGATAGAGGAAGTCAAGAAAATGAGTAATGTTGAAACAAGAATTACAGTACTAGAAAAAAGAGCAGATACTACAGATAATCGTCTTATTGAAATGATGATGTCTAATAACAGAGCTGTAGAGAAAGCTAATGATGCTTTAGGTAAAGCTATAGAAGCTAATGGCATTGCTAAAAGCGCAGAACGAGTTACTAATGACAATGTAGTTAATGTCAAACAAGATATGAAAGAACTAAAGAAAGCACTTACAAATCCACTAGGAAACTAACATGACGTTTATCACAGAGAACAATATAGCAAATCTATATTCAGCTTTAATAGAGTTCCCTGTGTTTGACGAATATAAGTTACCACCTGCAAGTAAGGTTGATTTCGTAGTAGTGCATGACGATACTATGTGTGGTGAATATCAACCACCAGAATCAGGTGAGCCACATATTATTACTATATCTACTGCTAAGTGTGGTCATTTAGATACAGTTATAAAGACTTTAGCACATGAAATTATACATATGATCTGTTATTTAGAATCACCTAGAACAGAAAAGTATGTAAGTCATAAAGGTTTATTTTTAAAACTACAAAAACGCATAGCCAATAATCTTGGTTATGATCCAAAGGAGTTATAGATGTTTAGTATTATCTCAGGTATTTTAGGTTTTGCTACTTCAGGCTTGCCATCACTACTTGGTTTCTTTCAACAAAAGGGTGACCAAAAGCATGAACGTGATATGGCAAAGATGCAGAATGAACAAGCATTATTAATGGCTCAACAAGGCTTTAAGTCTCAAGAAAAGATTGCTGAAATTGAGTTAGAAGGAACGTACGCAGAAACGTACGCACAAGAACGTGAAGCATTATACACACATGATGCTAAACTTGTTGCTGAAGCTGCACCATGGGTTAAGACTTTAAATGCTTCTGTAAGACCTATTGTAGCGTTTACATTCGTAGGTTTATTAGTGTTTGTAGATATAGCAGGTTTTGTATGGGCAGTTAAATCTACTGGTGGCTTTACTCCTGAATCAATGGATGCCATATTCTCTAGTGACGAGATGAGCATAGTAGCGTCAATTATTGGCTTCTACTTTGGTTCTCGCACTTGGGAGAAAAAACGTGAAAGTATCTAATGGTTGCATACAACTTATTAAACATCATGAAGGAATTAGGAACAAGCCTTATCGTTGCCCTGCTGGTTTGTGGACTGTCGGTGTTGGTCATCTTATCGGTGATGGTAAGTCTTTGCCTTCAGAGTGGAATCGCACTTTTACACCGGCTGAAATAGATGCAATTCTTAAACGAGACCTCAATCGCTTTGAACGTGGAGTACTTAAGATGTTACCTAACGTGCCTCTTAGACAACATGAATTTGATGCTCTTGTTAGCTTTTGCTTTAATTTGGGTCTTGGATGCTTTCAGCGTTCAACCATCCGTCAAGCGTTGCTTCGTGGCGATAAAGAAGCGGCTATGGATTCGCTAGTAAAGTACTGTAGAGCTGGTGGTAAGATACTAAGAGGTTTACAAAAAAGAAGATTAGATGAACGTAAATTGTTTTTAGGGTTATAATAGATTATCTCAACCCTAGGAGAGTATCATTAAAATCTTACTTTTAGATATAGAATGCGCACCAAATCTTGCAACGGTTTGGGGAATCTGGCAACAAAACATTGCACTTAATCAGCTCCTAGAATCATCTTATACATTATGCTATGCAGCTAAATGGTATGGTGATAAAAAGATTATGTTTGACTCTGTATATAAAACAGATCGTAAATCAATGTTAAAGTCTATCCATAAACTCATGGATGAAGCAGACGCAATCGTTCACTATAATGGCAATAGGTTTGATATACCTATGCTTAATAAAGAGTTTCTAGAAGCTGGTATGCCACCTCCTAGCCCAGCTAAACATATAGACTTATTACAAACATCTCGTAGCAAGTTTAGATTTGTTTCTAACAAACTAGACTATATTGCACAGCGTTTAGGTCTTGGTAAAAAGACAGCACATGAAGGTCATGAGCTATGGCTTAAAGTTATGAATAACGATAGGTCAGCATGGAAACGCATGGAAGAATACAATAGAAATGATGTTGTATTACTTGAGAAAGTATATGATAAGTTTAAAGGTTGGATAAGTAATCATCCTAACCACAATCATTTTTCAGAAGAAAGAGTATGTCCAAGTTGTGCAAGTCATAAAGTTCAACAACGTGGTTATTCAGTATTAACTGCTGGAAAGTATCCAAGATTCCAATGTCAAAATTGTGGTTCTTGGTTTAGAGGTAACAAAAAATTAACATCAGACAAATCAGAAAAATTCGTCAAAATATAGGATTTATTATGCAACGTTCAGAAGTAGAGATTATTTGTAATCACATGCTTGGTAAAACAATTATATCTTGTGAAGCTGAACATGGAGATAGCACTATCATCATCCAGTTAGATGACGATAGCTATATAGAAATTAGTGGCGAAGAACTATCTATCTACGGTGAACTAACACCACTAGACGATTAAAGGCAGATTACAGTACCGTTAGTATTTACTTGGCATACTGTAACAGAGCCATCTGGTGCATATATAGTCGTTGTTTGACTAAAAGCCTTTTCTGTTCCAAATATCGCTAATGCAACCATAGCAAGTCCAAAGATCCAATATATCTTACTCATCATCAAACCTCTCTAAAATAGCTTCTACTTCAGGTGGATTAATAGCATCTTCATCTTTTGTAGCTTCTAATAGCTTATTCTTATACCAATCAGACTTTTCTAAATCTTGTTGTGGATTATCTTTAAATGGATAACGTAAGTCATATTTAAGTTTACATCCTTTTAAATACCCAATGTATTCTTCTTTTGTTAAACGACTTTTAATTACGTCTATCGCCTCTATGCCACCCACTAAGTAATGTGGAGGTCTATTCACCATATCTACCATAACTATCCCCTTATAAAAAGTAAATCAATCACCTGATACGTACCATAAAAAAAGCCTATTATACTACCAATTACTAAAGCGTATATAATATAATCAATTATCTTTAATATCCTGTCCATTTACCATACTCCCTTCCTACAGTTACAGACACATATTCTCTATTCTTAAAACGTTTATCTAGTTCGCTATTATAAGTCCATTTAGGTAAACTAAAATATCCTTGGCTTTCCAAATACTTTAATCTTGTCCTATTAGTTACGCATTCTTGCACAATTTCTTTAATGCTGCAACCAGGATGTTCATCCATATATTTCATAATAAACTTTGCTTGTCTTTGGTCATCTAGTTTAGTGTACATCTTTCACTCCATGAGCTTTTTCTATAAGCCTAGCAAATCTAAATATTCTGTCAAGCGTTAAAACAGCATTACCATTTCCAAATGCTTCTTTATATGCTTTAATAATTTCTTCTTGTGTAAGTGGGTTAGAGTCCACCATAAGCCTCCGTTAATTTTTTACTATCGTATTTAGATATGCCTTTATATTCTTCTACAGGTTCACCAGGTATTAATGGTGTTATCTTAATAT